TAGCACAACAAGGTGCAGGTATGATTGTAAAACCAGAAGCCCCAGCTATCCTTGCTACTAAACTTATTGAAGCAATGGATATAGATAGTAATGACTTTTTGCAAGATTACAATACAGACGACTTTAAACAAAAGGCAGCACAGGCTATTCAAAGCCAACAACAAAAAGCTCAAGCAGAACAAGCATTGCAACAACGTAAGGTTGAGGCAGAAGCTGCTTTATCAGAAGCAAACGTTGTTTATACAGGTGCTCAAACTAAAAACACTATGGATGATAATGCGAAACAACTTGCAGTATCAATTGATAAACACTTTCAAGAATGGGCAGATCTTCAAATTAGAGCAACTAAAGAGGGTGCAGAGTTACCAGAACATCCTGGTTATGACCAGATTATTATGTTAGCTAGGCAAATCCTAAGCCCACCTCAACAACAGCCACAACCACAGATGGGACCACAGGGACCTCAGGAGATAAGATAAATGGCACATTCGACTATTAGTAAACTTGGAGTAGGAGGAACTCAGGCAGGAACTGCAGTAACAAGCACTTCAGGAAATAAAACAGTTGTATTTACAAATGAAACAGACTCTGTAATTACACTTGATCTTAAATGCGCTGGATCAATTAACGCAGCTGATAAAGGCATTAAGGTTCCAGCAAAAGAATTTCTTAATTACACACATGTTGGTGGACACGGTGCTTGTGTAATGGAAAATGTTAAAACAGCACACGGTACAGCTGCTCAAACTGATGAGCGTATCTATATCCACCATCGTGTGTAAGTAATGGATAAGTATCGTAAGACAGCTGAGAAGAAGCTGGGAAACGAGAAATCATATGGTAATCATAAAATTCATCCCGAAGAACTAGCAAGGCAAGCTCATGTTAAAGGACACTTTGCAGCTAGAGAACGGGATGAGTTTTTTGATGAAGTATACGGTGAAGTTTTAATTGATTTCTTTTTAGAATGGTTAAAAACAGAACCGCATGAGACTAAATCTCGTGAGTTTCTCTACAGTTCTGCTATGGCACTAGGAAGTGTTAAGGAGAAAATGATGAACTTTGAGATGTACGGAAAAAATATTCCGCACCTACAGGAGGACAACAATGAGAACAATTGATATTGATGCTCTTATAAATAACTACAAAGAGATGATTAATACGTTAGAATACGATTCTATGCGTAGTGCAGGTAAAGCAAAACTAAATTCTGAAAAACTTATACACATGCACTCGCTTGTTAATCACTATTCTAAAATAAAAAATTCTGAAAAGGCTAGTCCTAAAAAGGAGATAGCAAATGGAAAGTAATACCGAAGCACCTGTAAGCTCTACCCAATCGGATGAACCTACTGCAGAGGTTAATAGTCAAACTGAAGAGGCTTTGCTGGCTGACATTGTACGAAACTCTGATTTCGTAGATACTCTACCCGATGAGCAAGTACCTGAGTTAGACGCGGAAGACCCTGATGATGAAGACCCAGAAGAATCAGAAGAATCCGATAATGAAGATGATGAAGAAGAGATTGAAGAAGAAGCTGAAGAAGACACAGACGAAGAAGATGCCGATGAAGAATCCGCTACCGATGAACCTGATGTGTTTGCTACAGATGACTTGGATCTAGAAGCTAAAGTTGTAGTCAAAATAGATGGCGAACATACAGAAGTTTCTTTTGGTGACCTTATTAAAGGTTACTCTACTGAACAACATCTGTCTAAAAAGGGTCGTGAACTTGGTGATGCAAGAAAACAGTTAGAAGAAGAATACCAAGAAAAGGTTGGAGAAATCCAAAACCTATCTAAGGCATCTGCTGCTATACTGTACTCAAATGAACAAGCTCTTTCTAAAGAGTACCATGATATCGAAGCTCAAATTGATAAGGCTCGTAAAGATGGTGATACATATGAAGTTGGCGAGTTAAAAGATAAACGAGAACAAGCACAGAAAAAATACTGGGATGCACGTAATCAACGTGAAGCACTAGTAGAAACTCTTCAAAAGTCTGAACAGGAACAAAATCAAAAAGAATGGAATGAACAAATACAATATTTTAATCAAACCATTCCTGATATGATTCCTGACTTTAATGAAGAGACTGCTTCAGCAATTCGTGAGTTTGCTATTGAAGAAGGTATTTCTCCAGAAGTATTAGACTCAATTGCCGATCCTGTAATTGTAAAGTTTGTCGATGACTATCGTAGACTAAAACAAGGTATCACTAAAGGTACTGCTAAAAGGAAAGCTACTCCAGCTAAAAAGGCTCCGCTTAAGAAAGCTAAAACTACAACTCGCAAAAAACAAGATAAAGCAGCTGAAGTTAGAGCTAGAGCAATGAGTCCTGATTCTTCTAATGAAGATCAAATGGAGTTTTTAAGAGGTCTTGCCAACCAATCTTTAAATCTTTAATACCTTGGAGGTATAATTAAATGGCTAATAATCTTGGTGTTCGCGGAACTGGTGGCCCTCAGGGACCAGCCCGTGGAACTGGCAAAGATGTTTCCCAACGGGAAGATCTAGCAAACTTTATCACGATGATTACTCGTGATGAAACTCCTTTTACATCGTCTATCGGTAAAGCTAAAGCAACCGCTATCTACCACGAGTGGCAGACAGATCAGCTAGAAGCTCCAGGCAACTCACGGATTGGTGAGGGTACTGACTGGATTGCTCCTGATGCAACAGGCTCTGGTGGTACTGGTGCAACTCCAGCAACTGGCGCTAAATTTGCTATTACTGGACCTTATCGTACTCGTTTGGGTAACTACACTCAAATTAACGGTAAGACTATCGCTGTGTCAGGTACACGCCGCGCAGTAGATCAAGCAGGTGTTGCAGACGAATACGCATACCAGCTTAAAAAGCGTGGAACTGAGCTACGCCGTGATGTGGAATTTGATATGATCCACTCATACAACACAGCTAACGCTGTGGGTGTACAGAACGCTAACTCACGTTCAGCTGGTGGATACCAGTCTTTCATTAACTCAGCAACTACATGTAACTATGTAGGTGAGTTCGAAGCTCCTTCAGCTTCTTCCTCTAATGCTGGTACTGATGCACAAGGTACAGACACTGTACGTGGATCAATCAATGGTGGTACTACTGCTCCTGCACGTGGAACTCTTGCACTGACAGACATTGATGCTGTTATGCAGAAGATCTATGAGCAAGGTGGTAAGGCAACTAAAGTTATGTTGTCACCAAAACTACGCCGTGATTTCTCAGATCTAATGGTCTCAGATACTGGTGTTGTTCGTAACATTGATGCTGGTGGAAAACTCCGTCAGTCAGTTGATGTATACATGTCAGACTTTGGAGATCTTATGGTAGTTCCTAACTACATCATGGGTCTGTCAAACTCTGTTGCACTGAAAGGTGATAACGGTACTGCATTCTCAGGCGCAGGTATCCCTGACGTTGCTGACTTTGCAGCATTGATCTATGACCCAATGTGGTTCGCTACAGCTTACCTACGTCCTATGCAGGAAGTAGACGTAGGCCAGCAGGGTGACTCAACCAAAGGAATGATGGTTGAAGAATGCACCTTGGAAGTACGCAACCCACTTGGTTGTGGTGCTATCTACGGTCTTAACTAGACTATTTGTTAGGGGAGGTCTTTATGGCTTCCCCTTTCTTTTTAGGAGGTAATATGGCTTATTCAATGTCCGGTAAAGATTTTAAAAAAGCTGAGTCTGGAAAAATAAATAAAGATTCTAAAGAGGCTAAACCAGCAACGGGTAACCCTTTTAAGAAAAGAAAAGAAGATCCTGCACAACAATATGCAATGGGCGGCAATGTAGCAAAATACTACAATACAGGTGGTAAGGTTGCTGGATGCGGTCCTGCTCAAAACAAATCATAAATTAAAGGAGTACAGTAAATGCTAGTTATAAGAACAGCAAACGGGAATACTTACCCCGCAGAAACATGTGTATGGCGTACCGCAGCAGTTGCTGCAGGTGGCTATAAGCTAACACACTTAGATATTAACTCACCTAACGTAGCGACTAATGGTAATCCTACAGCAGCACCAACAGGCGCTGAGTTAGGCTATATTGGAAAATCAGGACGTTTTGTATCTTATACAGAACCTGCCTAATTAAGTAAGAGGACACAATGGCAAAAGAAAATGAATTTAAATTTCGCAGTTCAACTGTGGAAGCCACAAAAGATATTCATGCTGGTTTTGATCTTCAATCTGGAGATTGGGAAGCTAGGCAAGACATTACACAATATAAAGAAGCTGCTAAACTTGATAGAGATAAAGAAGCATATTATGGTCGTACTAAAAATGGTTACCGTAAGTTAGCAACTATTCCTGATATTGTAGCAATTAAGATTTTGCAAGAGCATCATCTGGATTTGCATGATCCAAATTTTATGCAAGATCCTAATAATCTTAAAAAGCTTAAAACAATTTTGATGTCTGAATATTCTGATTTGGTAGTCAATACTTAATTAGGAGGCCAAACATGGCAATGACATATACGGAACTTGTTGCTAAAGTTCGTAGTTGGTCTAACCGCGATGAAGAAGTAGTAAGTGACGACATTATTAAGGATGCTCTTAAATATGCAGCAGATAAAGCATACAGAATTTTAAGAGTCCCTCCATTAGAAAATGTTGCTATTTATGAAAAGTCTTTGTTACAGGCTGGAACTACAGCAGCTAATAGTTTACAGGGTAGTATTACAGAAATACAATTACCCTATGATCTTATAGAATTTATTCAAATTAGAGAAGTAGATTCTGCTGGATTAACCACACGTGTATTTAATGAAAAATTAGACATACGGACATTTAATGATGCTTTAAGTGAAAAGTATACAAACCTTAACTACTGGGCAAGACAACAAAATGTTGTATACCTTACTCCAGGGTTTGGTGCTGGATCAACAAGCAATCAAGCGAACACAATAGAACTTTATTATTATCGTAGACTACCTGCATTAGATGCGGTATACGCTGTGACTGTTCTTAACTACAATGCGGGATTTCTTACTACAACAGGTGCAGGATCAGGTGTAGCTAATTCTAAACAATTATACTTTAATAGTAATACAGGAACAACAGCATACGCAACAAGTGCAGATGCACAGGCAGCTAGTGCTGGTGGTACTGTGACAAACGCTTACTACATTGGTATTGCAACCCCTAACTGGCTACGTGATGAAAACCAAAGGATTCTTTTGTTTGGGGCATTAGCAGAGGTGTTTGCTTATGTTCAAGATGATCAACAAGCAGCAAAATACAATCAAGCATTCTTATCAGAAATTGCAGAAGCAAATGATGAAGATGCTAAACGTAACGCTTCAGGCGGTAATTTACAAGTAAACTTTAATGGACGAGGGTTAATATAATGACTACACCAGCAAGACCTGGCTCCTTTACAGGAGCTACTGATAATGCCGCCAGTGGTGGATTATTTACAGATACCCTTATTGACGGTATCCCCGATATTATAGGGGCCGATGTAGCATCTGCAGAAGCAGCCGCCGCAGCCGCAAAGGTATCAGAAACAAACGCTGCAACCTCAGCCACTGGTGCAGCTACAAGCGCAACTAACGCTGGGACTAGCGCCACGGCTGCAGCAAGTAGTCAAACAGCAGCAGCAAGTAGCGCCACAGCAGCTGCTAGTTCTGCTAGTAGTGTGGCAGCAGATGCCGCTACAGCGACAACTAAAGCAGCTGAGGCAAGTACGTCTGCAACAAACGCAGCGGCTTCACAATCAGCAGCAGCAGCGTCACAAACTTCAGCAGCATCTAGTGCAACTTCAGCTACTGGGTCTGCTAACAGTGCAACAACCTCTGCTACAGCGGCAGGTAACAGTGCTACAGCAGCGGCTAATAGTGCTACTGCAGGAGCAAGCAGCGCAACGGCAGCAGCCAATAGTGCTACAGCAGCGGCAACGTCAGAAACTAATGCAGCAAGTTCGGCTACTTCAGCAACCACTAGTAAAAACACAGCTACTACTCAAGCTACTAATGCGGCAACAAGTGCAACGAATGCAGCCACGAGTGCAACGACTGCGACAACTCAAGCAAGTAGTGCAACAACGTCAGCTGCAACAGCTACGACACAGGCTACTAAAGCAGAAGACTATGCTGTAAAAGTAAACGGAGTTGTCCCTAGTACTTCAGATTATTCATCTAAAGCATGGGCTGTAGGTGGTACAGGTGTAGACCACGCCTCTGGTGGTGGTAACGCTAAAGACTGGGCTACTGAAACAACAACAACTGCTGATAACACAGAATACTCAGCTAAAGAATATGCTATTGGTGTACAGGCAGGGAATACTAACGGTTCTGCTAAACAATGGGCTTTAGGTGGCGGTAACTTTGTTATGTCCACAGCAGTAACAGGATCAGGCGGTACAGCACAATATTCGGCTAAGTACTGGGCAGATCAAGCTGCTAGTAGCGTAGCTAACTTTGATGAAAAATATTATGGTAGTTATGCAAGTGATGCAGCAGCCGAAAACGCACATGAAGCTGCAGGTAAAACAGTAGCAGTAGGTGACTTGTATTATAACACAGGTGATCAAGCTGTTAAATATTGCACAGTTGCTCCGTCTGGAACAGGCGCACCAGTAGGAACATGGGTAGCAATTGAAGCAACAGACACTAGCGGTTTTGCAACAAACGGGTTTTCAATTGCAATGTCAATCGCATTATAGGAGGTCTTTATGGCACAAAATTTTAGAAGGTACGTTGAAAAGTCCATTGGAACCTCGGCAACTGATATTCCTGATGGCGCTAATTTCGACTCATACGACACAATTGTAGGAATAAATTTAGCAAATAGAATTGCTCAACAG